TTCCTGTAGCACTTGTCGGTGTTGGTGTTGTACCACCCGCCCACTTGAGCGTACTACCACCCGCCCATGTCAACGCATCAGCAGCCGCATACGACACAATGATAGTAAAACTCTTACCCGCAACACTTGATGGCAGCGTAATAGTCGTTGCCCCAGACGTTGTAATCTTTTGCAACGTACCGTTTGTCAGCGCAACAGTTGTGTTGCCTGTAGCCGTATACAGCGTTTCAACGTAGTTGGTAACAGTCGGGTTAGTAAAACTTGCACCAGTAAGTGTTAAGTTACCAAGTGTTGTGGTCGTATTGCCAAGATAGACAGCCGTGTTACCGAGTGTGATGGCTGTCGCAAAGTTACTATCCAGTTGGGATAGCGGAATAGACGTTGTTGCCGTAGCAAAAGTATATGGGACAGCCATTTAGAACCTCACTCTTAATTCGTGTTCAAATTCAAATCCATTCACAGTAAACCCTGGGTTAGATGATGTTACTGTAATGCCAAGATATTTTCCATACTGCGACGCATCAGTCTTATATAACGCATAACCAATTTGACCCCAACCAATCGTTGCACTCGAATTATTCGTCCATGCAACAGTCTGCAAATTGTTGTTAATCCAAGTCACAAGGCTAGTCAAAATATACGGTGGGCTTGATCCTGACTCAGAATCAATTGTTGCGCTCATTGTGATCGAACTGGCGTTTGTAGCTGTTGCCTCAATCCCCATCTTTAATGCTTGCTTAGTGCGAATAGGATCACCCATTGGCAACAAAGCGGTTTGGATGCGACTGGTGATCGCAGCACTTGTACTTTGATATAGTTGATACAGCGTTGTGCCATCCGTACCAAATAACGTAATCTTGCCGCCTAGTGGGATAGATGTGATGTACGCTAAGTTATTGCCTTGAGAAGTCAAAAACCATTTTTTCTCAAAGAACACAGCCTGAATATAACGATAAGACTGCGTAAACACCGCGTCATAGTATCTAAAGTTAAATGCAGCACACAAAATGTTGTTAATTAACACTTGTCCGGCGTAAATCGGATATGTGAAGTCAATATTAGGGAATATGCCGTCTAGCGGGTCTGAGAGCTTAGACGTTGTTGATCCCACCAACGCATACACGCCATAGTCGTTCAAAAACAACACAGAACGGAAATACGGAAATATGGCGTATGGACGCTTAGAACCAACAGATGCCGACACGTTGGTGTTTGTAAACAACGTAATACCGTTGGTGTTCACATTAACGTTGGAAATCACGTTAATTGAGTCATCACCAAAGATATACAAGAAATTGTTCGCAGAAAGTATCTGCTGAATGTTTCCATGCAAGGTTTCGTCTGTTAAGACAAAACTTCCCGCCGATACGCTTGTAAAGTCGGTGTATGAGTTTACTGCGCTGTAATAAATGGTTCTGCCGGCTGCAATCCACACTCGACCACTAAAAGACGCAATTCCAACGTTAGAATCACTATTAACAATGCCTTTAAGGACTGCGCCAGTCCCGCCGCCACCTGAAGCCGTAACAACTAAGTTTGCAGCGTTGGTGTAGCCTGAGCCTGGGTTTGTGATAATGACTTCAAGAATCTGACCGCCTTTAAGCACCGCAGTACCGGCAGCACCTGTTCCGCCCCCACCTGAGAACGTAATCACCGTATTGGCTGCATTTGTGTAACCCGTACCGCCCGATACCACGACAGCCGAGGCCGTGCCGGTTGCAAACGTAATCACACCCGCAATAGCCGTTGCACCTGATCCCCCACCGCCAGCAATCGTAACTGTTGGCACACTATTAGCGTAATATCCCGAACCACCGTCATTTAGTGATACAGTTTGTACAACGCCAGATAAGACTGTTGCTACGGCATTTGCTTGCGTGCCGTTTGTGTCATTTGGGGCGCTGATTGTGACAGTAGGAACGTTTGTATAGCCAGAACCACCGTTAGTCACAGCAATAATACCAACCGAGCCAATATTGACGACGTTGTTACCATCCCATGAGTAGTAACCCTTAGATGGATCAAGAATCAATAAGCGCTCATTCTTCCATTGCGCAACTTGCATACCAGCACCGCTAAAGGTACCGGCCGCAGCCATGTTACCTACAGCACCAGTTGTTGCGTTGTAATACTGTGCGCTACCGTCTGCTTGGAAAGCCACGGCATAGTCATTTAATTTAATGTTGGCAGAGGATAACGTTGTTGCGGTATTCGCCCACACAACCGTATTGCCGCTCGAGCTAACAGTAGAGTAATTTGGGATGACTTTAAGGTTTGCATAACCAATAGGCTGCACATTCTCAATCCAAGAAAACTCATCTTCTTTGATTGCAGTACGATTGGCTTGCGTATCAAGTCCTCGAAAGGTTTTGATAACTTGATACGACTTCTTTTGCTCTGCCGCAGCCATTTCTAATTGATATTGCTATAAAGAGATGGAATACGACGCGTAAAGACTGTGTTCAGCACAGACCTTGCGTGGTTCAAATACTCTTGCTTGTAAATCTCTGATTCACCAAACGATTGTTCGTAATACTTAGCCAAATACGCTGCGTAGAACTTTACACACGTTGTATACGGGTCTTGAATCGAATCTGCAACGGTTGGCGCAGTCAATGTCAATGCTGTTGGCAAAATCACCGTATCCATCTCAATTTGATAGACTTGATCAGGTACAGGGCCAAGGTAAATTGTGTTTTGACCGTACACAGAGAAGGCTTGCGGCCGACCAATGTAATTCTGCCAAAACCGCAGCCGTGCATTGAAATCAGACCATGCAAGATAGTCCAACGGGACGCGCGTATTACCCCAGTACAAGTTGATATTTAAAATATCAAGCGTGTACTGTCCTTGTGGCAAAGTTGAGAACGGTATCTGCTCAACGTTAGACACATAGGTTAAACCAACACCACCGTTAAAGAATTCAGTAGACGGTGGATAGTTTGAGTAGTTATTTTGATTACTTGCAGGGTACGGGGGCGCAGTTGAGCCGCTTGTACCTGCTGTGGTCACTTGATACACAAAAATGTTTGAGAATACAAACTGATTTAAGTTGTATGCAGTGGAGGCTGCCCATGCGACAGGATTTGTCGCAGTAACACCATTAATTGTTGTGCCTGGAGGGGGCGGCACTTGAGTGACTTGGATCGCACGCAATGCACCAGTGTCCCGCACGGTTCGTTCACGCGCGGAATTGATGTAATCGGTTAGCTGCTGATCCGTGTAAAAATTTGCATTGGCATCATGCAGCAAACGTCTAACATCCGTAATGTAACCGGATAAGTTTTGTGACATTTACTTTCCATCATTTACGCTGCTGAGAGGACTTTTCCCCCCGCAGCCCTGACAGGCCGCAAGGGTACTGGCTCCACGATCGGGGATAACGAATCGTTCTTTTTTGGTTTCTCTGTATGGAATTCCCACTTAGATAAACGCGCAAGGCCTTCATCTAATTCATTTGCGGTCTTCACCCATCCGAGCCTAGCCAGAAAAGGTTCTTTGTTTTCAATACCGTAACCAAAAACGTGCTGCGCCACCTCAAGCGGTACTTCTACAACTTGATTTGGTAAAAAATCATAAAACACTCCGGCATAGCCGTCTTTGAGTTTTTTATCAGAACGATTGATTACNAATATTGAAGACATTTAGAAACTCACTACATCGCCATAAACACGAATATCAACAGTGTTTGCGTTACCGCTTGCAGTGTTAATGTTCACATAAAGAGCTTGTGTTTGAAAACCGGTTACAGCAGTATTTGCACCGTAAGCACCAGCAATCGTCAGGTCTTGCCATTTACCGGCAGCCGTCAAATTACTTAACACCACGTTAGCAACAACAGCGTTGGAAATGTTACCGTCATTGCTTGTCGTGATCGACACGTTAGCAGACGATACAGAACCACTTGGGTTTTGTACCGTAATGCGACGAACAATAACTGAACCAGAACCCGCTGTTGCGCCAGCGTTAGTCAAGCCACCACTTAACAACGGAATAGCAATAGTTGCATTTGCAGCCGTGTTTAATTGAGTAGCTTGAACGACACCAATACGACCATTTCCAAAACTGTCTAAGTAATACTGACTGACTGAATCTGGATTAGCCATTATTGTTCCTTAACTTGTAAAGGTGCTGCCAACAGCCTGACCACCATTAACTGTAGCCAAGGTAATTGTAGTGTTAGTTGCAACAATAACGTTTGCACGGAAATTTACACCGTCAGACACAAAGAACGAACCAGTATTGTTAGCAATAAAGGTTGACCATGTTGAGGGTGTTGTGCAAGCGGTGTTGGTGTTGTAAGCCGACACTGCTTCGATGGTAACGTTCGCAGTTGGAAACAACCAGTACGTTCCGGCAGGAACCAACACTGTGGCGTTGTTAGCCGACAGAGTGGTGAACTGTGGATACGCACCAGGAGTGTTTGCCCCTGCGCCTGAAATAAGGATTTTATTTAAACCAAGTGCCATGACTGTTCTCCTTAGATCGAGATTGAGTTGTAGCCAGACACACGGGTCATCGACTTGGGCTTGGTAGAAACCAATTCCGCAATCATCAACACCGCACCGACGTAACCAATCTGCCAGTTAGGCAAGGTTGACTCAAAGCCGGTAAACACAAATGAGCCTTGCTCATGAATGTACAGTGAGAGGTAATTGCTGTTGATGAAATAGACCGTGCCTTCTGGGCAATATGGATCGGGATAGATTGGCACACCGGCAACCATCAAAGCGCGAAACGCTGCTTGTGGGCCGTTGTTATCGCCATCAAATCCGTGGCCTGGGGTAATAACATACTGTTCTTGACCAACGTAGTCTTGAGCAAGCAATGTCCATGTACCAAAACCGCACACACCAAACGTCGGCACTTCTGCGCCGTTCTTCACGGTGCCTGAAATGTACTGGAGGATGTTTTGACGGGTTGGGTTAACGTTACCGGCCGCATAGACTTTTGACTTCCACCAAGTGTAGGTCGAACGGTTGATGTTACCGTAAGTCGTTAGGTTAGTACCGTCATCAATTGCACCAGGCAAACCAATAAACTGTTGGGTGTTGGTGTAGTTGGTGTACAAGGCTGTAGCCATTGCATCCATCATCACGTTAGTCGCGTCATTCATACGCGCTTCGATCAGAGGAATAATTGCGTAGTCTTGCTGAACCGCACCTTCCATCCCTAAGAATGGTACTGGAGCAATCATCAGTTTAAGGTTGAACTCAGCGTTAAACGCACCTTGTTGAACTGATGGCTGGTTAAACGAACCAGAGTAATCAGACCACTGTGCATTAACGAATTGTGCGCCCTGAACTGGGACTGTGACTTGGCTCACACCGCCTGATGCTTGCTGACTGTTTGCAATCAAAGCAGCCATAAGGGGGGTTGAGTTGTAAAGCTGAACAACCAGCTTGGGTATAAACGCTCTGCGCGTAACGTAGGTCAGTTCGTTGTACTGACTTGAGCCACTTGCAGGTAGAATTCCGCCGCCAATAGGCATAATTAATCTCCTGAATTAACAAACGGCATAAGCCGCCCAACAAACTTATCCCCTAGAACTGCCACTTAAATTCCAATTGGCCGACGATTTCCGCGTAGCTCGTTTAGGGCTGCCGCTGCCTCGTTGCGTGCTGCACCGATTGGATTCTTCATGTACTTCGATAAATCAAACTTGCCAAGTGCGCTTGGGTTGTATCCAGT